AACAATTTATTTCTTAAGCTTCCACCACTCAAGGTATAACTAACTTTATACATTATATCATTCTCCTAAAAACTTTTCAATACCCTTAGGCTTCTTTACCTCTTTTTTCTTTTCTCTGGCTTCCTCATAGTTCTCAATAAACTCGGCAATATTGTCATACAGTTCAAACTGCCTTGAGGTGCCATCATCAAACTCCATTAATTCCATTTCATCTAATATACCCATTTGTTCCGTGGCTTTATATTTAACGTACAACTGTTTCTTTTCTTTTTGTATTCTTCGTAAAAAGGCATAGTAGATGATTTGTGTAAAGTAAGCAAATGGATTCTTGGACTTACTAGGATCAAAGTTGTCAAAGTACATCAAACAGTTCTCAATACCATCGGACATCATTTCATCACGATAGGTATAGTTTATGAAATTGGGTTTGTGTGATAGACCTTCGGCAATCTTCATAAAGCACTCGCCAATATAGTTTGGAATAGCCGGAGGTGCAGTTTTATTTTTTTTAGCCTCCATGGTCTTAGCTTTGTAATCGATAAGAGCCTGTAAAAAGTCGGCATTGTTTATATAATGTTTTTGTTTAGTTGCCATTTTCTGGCCCCTTTTCTAAGAAATAATGTAAATCTTCAGGAGTACCAATACCCCACATCTTGTCAATGTTTTTGATACGAATCTTTTTACCATCAGCAATGGCTTCATTAAACACAGGACAAACATAAAATTCATTATTGGTACGAATATTTTTTTGAATCATTTGTTCGGCATACTTAACATAATCCGATCCTTTTTTCCAATAATAAATGCCGGCTGTTGCTATGTCAGAGATGGGATTCTTTTCAGCAACTTCAGATACTAAACCATCATCACCCACTTTGGCAAAAGACCATTTAGAATGAGTTGCTTTGAATGTAATGATTCCCCCATCAATCGTATCAGCAGTAAAGGCATATAAACACTCATTAGAGTTCCATTCCAAATATTGGTCAGAGTTAGCCATCAATAAAGGTTCATCAGTATTAATGAATTCTTTTGCTAACAATGTGGTACATGCAGCACCTTCTGTTATTTTATCAATTTGAATAATGTCACAACCAGGAGCAATTAGATTCAATAACTGTTTTAAATTATATTTTTCATAATGTTCTTTTTGAACCATAAAAATAAAATGAGATTCAACATTCAAGTTTTCAACAACAACTTGAATCATTGGTTTGCCATTTACCTCAATTAATGGTTTTGGAAAAGTATAACCTGCTGCAGCAAAACGACTACCGGCACCGGCCATAGGAATTAAAACATTCATTTTTTTATTTCTCCATGGTATATTTTTTTTATTTTCTTCTCTATTAAAACTATCAACATAATCCAAAAATGATACATCCAATTCATAAGCATCTTTAACTGGATATAAATGAGCACCAGAATTCAAAGCACCTTCACGACCTATATGAGAGTCTTCCACAATAATGGTATCTTTAGGTAATGCTTTCATCATTGTCATACATTTCCAATACATCTCAGGAAATGGTTTTGGATTAAATACATCTTCATTACTAACAAAGTAATCAACATATTGTAACACATCCATTGACATTAAGGCAAGCTTAACAGTTTCACGAATACTATTTGATGCAACGGCAATTTTCCAACCTTTTAAATTTAACTTGTGCATTATTTCAAGAATATTAGGATTCTTTGGTGCTAATGGTATTAATTCAAAAGTTTGTTTTTGTTTTTCTTTCCAAATATCATCATAATAATCTATATCTAAACTCTTATCTTGAGTAAGCATCTGTAATTTCTTTGTGGTATTTAAACCGTCATACTTGGATAAGTGTTCTTCACGGCTAATAATGTAATTGTGTGAGTTGGTTACCTGTTTAATAGCACGATTGAGAGCTTCATAATGAAGTTCTCTACTATTCATTAAAACACCATCAAGGTCGAATATAACTAACTTATTCATAAACTATTAATAAACTGCCTAAGTGGATCATCTAAACTTCTACGAACTCTTTTAATAAAAAAAACATCATTGGTGTTTAACATTTCACCACGCCAATCAGACGATTGTTTGTCTTTTACCAAAAACTCTTTAACTTTATCAATAGAAGGACCACTTTCATCACCACTTGCATTTTCACAAAATGCCATAGCAGTTCTTACCATTCTTTCTTTGTTAGAAAAGGCATAACACAATGTTGGCATAACAACTTCTTCAATACAACCATGGGGCCAAGTCATAAAGTTTTGGTATGGTTCAATCCATTCAATCAAAGATTTAAATATTTCTTTACTACAATGAGTACCTTCGGCAAAATTATTTAAAATTTCTTCTTTTGTTATTAAGGAAAGTATATTGGTATTTTCAACCATAATGTTGCATCTTGTTTCATCTTTCATTTGCCAAGAGTAATAAGATGAATCGGTACCTTTATAATAATCTTCTATACCATGTTTAATAAACATCATGTTGCTATGAAAAATACAATGGTAATCATATTCAATATGTTCAGAAAAATGAAAATTTGAAGCAATAATACCAAGCATTGAAGTAAATTTGATATGATTAAATCTGGTCGGATTCACATGTACATTAGAATATCTCTGTGAAATAGTTTCATCAAAGTCAGTAAACGAAGCATTGGCATGTAAAACAATAATAGGATGATTTACATACTTCTGTATGTTTTGAATAAGGTTTTCCACTACCAAATTGTTTTCATGCACAGCTATGGAAAAAAGTATTTTTAATTCATTGCTCATATTTACCACATAATGTTGTTGACATGTGCTTGACAAGTGTGTATAGTCGAGTATGTCCTTGGTTGAAAATATTAATGGATTGTATCATTACCTTGTCTTATAGTAGTTAATTCATCCACTATCTCTTGTATTTCTTCATCACTCATTTCGTTAACTGAATCTTTTGCTTTCAACAAACGTTTAATCTTCTCTACAGTATGGAGATAATACTCAGAGAATTCTTCATCAGGTTCTAAAATACAGAGAACATCTTGTATTTTTAATTGTATTTGATTTTTCTTTAATAGTTGTACAGGCAACCAATGACGCATGACCAAACCAGAATGATTTCCACGATAATCAATTTCAAATAACATAGGTTCTTCAACGTCATAATATTGAACACCGTTGGCTGTTACTGTACCAACAATATCTTCACCATTCTGTAACTTAATAATTTTTATGTTATCCATTTTTAAGTCCTATTTTATAGATTTTGAATGGGAACTTCTCCTCATTATATATCTTAGTTCTTTCCACGAAATGTTTTAATGTATAATTCATATGTTTTTTGTATCTAAGGTCATCTGCTATGTCGTATAATGTGGCTATTTCTTTGCCATCACTTTGTCGTAAACTTCGTCCAATACTTTGCAAAGTTCGAATGCTTGATTTTGTTGGCATCGCAAATATAATGTTATGCAAATTCCTAATGTTAATACCAGTGCTAAAAGTCCCAAAAGAAGCCACAATAATAGCATCGTTTTCTATCTCCATAATTTTTCGTATTTCTTCACGGTCGATAGTTTCTGTACCGCCATAAACAAAGAATATTTTTCTATTACCAATATTCTTGGTGTTCTTTATCATATCATACAGGACACGACCATGTTTGTCAACCATTTGAAAGAGTATAAGAGTATTTTTACCTAAGCTAACTGCAAGATTCTTAATGAATTTATTCCTTGTTTCATGTGTAATAAGATACTCAATTTCTTCTTGGTATGTTTTATCTTTTAACTTCAAACATTCTTCATCGGTATGTTTTAAAACTAAACATTTAATTTCAAAATTTGAAAGTTGCTGTTTATCAATAAGTTCTTTTGTTGAGATTACTTTTTCCACAGAACCAAATAAACCTTCTAACACCAGTTTGTGAGTTTTGGTTCCATCTAAAGTACCTGTAAGGCCAATACGGTATTTGGCATTAATACAAGATGTGAGAATGGTGGTAAGTGATTGTGCCTTGAATAGATGCGCTTCATCACCTATAATATAATCGAATTGGTGAAAGTATTCTTTTGGCATCTTGTAAAGAGATTGCCAAGTGGAGATTATTAAATCTTTATCCGATTCTTTTTCTTTACCTTGATAGATTCTATGTACATTGGTCATTTCACTATCATTATAATCACCAAAGTCGGAATATAATTGTTCAACAAGAGATGTGGTAGGAACAATTACAAGGCCTTTAAGGTTTTGATATTTGTGTAACTGTTGGAAGATTAGATAGATGATAAGAGATTTGCCAGATGCCGTTGGAGAAACTAACAACGCTCGGCGTTTCTGCATGGCATGAATAAAGGCATCCAACTGATGTTCTCGTACCTCAATAGGATCACCACGAGAATGTATCTTTAATTCTTCAGTAAACTTCTTGGCATAATATAAAGAAAACTCATCTTCAAAATCCAAATTGTTTTGAATTTCATAACTGTAGTTTCTTTCTTTACAGAATTCTTCAATGTAGTTTAATAATCCAATGTAAATGGTGTTATTGCGTAAATCAAACAGGCGTATCTTGCCGTCCCATATACGATTACGATATGCCGGAACAAACTGATAACCTGGAACAAAAAATGTAAAAAACTCCGATA